CTAACGTGGAATGTGCCTGCTCATCTCGTCGAGCGATTTGAGATGCACGAATTTATCGTACAAGGACGCATCATCCGAGCGGAGAGCGACTAATGGCAACCTACCGCACATATAACAACGCGACTATAACAGGCAAGCTGCCTGTGAACGATGAGCCTCGTCACGACGAAGAAGGCAAGTCAGTCGTCGGTGCGGTAGACTTACGCACGTCTATTGACGCGACTACAGCGAATACGGCAGACGCAGCTTGGCGCGAAGGCGATCAGGCTCGTGAGAAGCGCAACCGTTTCTCTGGTAACAACCCGCACCTCAACGCTCCATACTCGAACCTCGAAGCCTTGGTCATGCAATCTCTTCGTCGATATGGCGACATGCACCCCGGAACGGTCGACGGCGAAGTGATGATGATGTTCATAGAATTTGCCAACCTTGTAATCGAAGATTTGCGGGGCCACCCGTACTGGGAAAATCCCGAAATGAACTACTACACTCACCCGTCCGAAACCTTGCCGATCCCTGACAACATCATGGTGTCCGGCCTGTTGTATCACTACGCAGTCCAGCAACAGTCGAACAAGATCGAAGCTTACGGGCCGATGTATTTTAAAATGATGAACAGGGTTCTTTACCATCGCAAGTATGGCTCTGGTAAAATCGAAGTCTCTCCTTGGGACGTATCTCAAAAGCCGACTGGCACTCAATCCTACAACACTGGGAGATAAAGGTTGTCCACGACTTATGCGCCCAGCGGAGTAAAGGTAAAAGTTTACCCATACGAAGACTTCCAAGGTATCGACGCAAGTCGTGACGTGGGTGCTCTCGACACTGGTAAGAAGCAACACATGTTTCGCATCCAAGACGGCTACGCTGACTGGCGCGGCACACTGGTGCGCGACCCCGGAGCCGTCAGTCGATCCGAGACTAACAAGTACATTAAGCACCTAAACTTTTTTGGGCGCGACTTAGCTGTCTGGGCGCAAGTCGATGGTGGTGGCACAACGCTAAAGTCAGAGCGTCAGCACATAAAGTCTGAAGTTTACCCCATAGCCGCAGTGGTCACGTCTACGAACTTTAACGACAAGGTTGTGTTTGCCAGCCGTGACTTTGGTATGTGTCAGTATGACGGCTTCAAGTGGACAGACATCACTGCGAACAGTGATCCGCGCCCAGCATACATTGTGTCAATTCAACGCCGACTAGCTATAGCGGGTATGCCCGGAAAGCGCACAGTCATAGACTTTAGCCGCGTGGACAGCGAAGACATATTCACGTTTGACGAGGATCAAAACTCTGTGTCTGTACTCAAAGGCGCAGACATCGACGTAGGTAACATTATCGGCACCGCCGACGAGATCAAAGGTCTGGGTGTTTTTGAGAACACTCGACTGGCTGTGTTTACTAACGACAGAACTGTGGCCTACGACATCCACCCTGACTACACTCAATGGCAGATCGTGGACAAGATGAACGTAAACATTGGGTGCATCAGCCACAACACAATCAAGAACGCTGGCTCTGATCTAATGTTTTGCTCACGCGACGGCGTACACTCGCTTCGTCGCTCGGAAACAAATGGCGTTACTCTTTACACCATTCCTATGTCAAACAAGATTGATCTGACTTACCGCGAGCTTTTAAGCCACGTTGATAACCACGAAACAATCAGTGCTTTCTTCGATCAGGACGAGGGCCAGTACCACATATTCTTCCCGTTCTCTGACCAGATAACCAAGCGGCTAACCCTGTCCCTCAACCCCATGAAGGGCGGCGAAAGCAAATGGTCGACGGGCGAGTTTCTTAACGCCTGCTGTGGTAGGCAGCTTGGCGGCGTAACCTTAGTCGGAACCCCCGGCGGGATATGGAACCGTAGTCACGTCGAAGACTTAGTAACGCACAGTCCAGAGATGGTCGTCGATACGCCGATCCTATGGCAAGGCGCAATCAACGACACGAAAGAGAGCTACAGTTTCATCCTTCAAGCCACAGGCAAGGGCGAGTTACAAATCGAGGCGTTCGACGAGCGTGGCCGATACCTCTCGGCCATGCAGTTTCTCATTGAGGGCGACGGCGCAGAAAACAAGTTCCCAGACGTACCGCTTAATCGACAATACGAACGCAAGTTTGAGCATAGATACAGAGGCGTTCAATTCCGTTTCACCACAAAAGGCAAGGGGCTGTTGAAAATCATCGGCTTCGCCGTGACCGTTAGGAGTTAGACAATGGCACGACTTAGACAGCAACACCCCCAGAACTATGTAAACTCTGGCAACATTCACACTGACTTTGAAAACGTGATCCGCTACCTCAATACAGCGGAGCTTGGCGACAAAACTGTAGCCGAGCTAATGGCAACAATCTTTAACGAAGAAGGCGTCTTCGACGGCCCGATCCAAATGCGGCTCGACGCCACGGCAGGCATCCAGTACCGGATCGGGCAGTACAGTAGCGCAGAAACAGGCTGGGTAACTATCGCAGACGTGTCCACTTTCAGAGGCACAGCGGGCGCATCTGTTGGCAACGTCGAAGGGCCGTTCTTCTTTGGTCGTGCAGACGTTCTAATCGGTGGCCCAATCGCCACGCTTACCGTTACAGCAGGCGGGGCGAACTACGCGACTACGCCTACGGTTACAATCTCTGCGCCACAGGAGCCTACAGGAACGACAGCAACCGCGACAGCCACATTGACAGCAGACGCGGTCACAGCGATTACAATTACAAACGCTGGGTCTGGCTACACAGCAGCCCCAACCGTTACCATCACTGGCGGCAGCGGGTCGGGCGCGACAGCGACAGGCGCAGTTGGCACAGCCAACAGCGTCATCAACTATTCCTTCGACCCATCGACAGAGAACATTGTCGTCTACCGCAACGGTCTACTTTTGCACGACACAACGACAGCCAACACAGCAGCGCAGTACAGCTACGACACAACCGCCAACACAATAACTCTTGCGGCGACTACCCCTGCCGTAGCCCTTGGCGACAAGATTAGCGTTTACTCTATTCGCTCTCAGTCGGTCACGAACTTCCGTCGTGTCGATAACGAAATATCTGGCTCGACTACACTGGTTTCGTTCGTCCACACCGACGATGAGAAAATCCTAGTCTGGCGCAACGGCATCTTGCAGCAACCGGGCGGTAGCGCAGACTATCTATCGTCTTCTACGTCTGACACAATCACCTTCGTCGACACCTCTAATCAGCTAACAACTGGCGACAAAGTCACGATTATGACCGTCGAGAACCAGTCACTCAAGACCGTGGCTGGGATGATGTTTGAGGACGAATATACCAACGCGGCAGGCTACATAAATTACGCAAAACTGGCAGTCGCAGACAACGAAATCCCACAGGCTAAAGTCTCTGCTCTGGCGACAACACTGACCAACAAAGCCAACATTGTATCGCAACAAAACACACCGTCCAGCCCTTCGACTGGCGACCTGTGGCTAGATACGTCATTGGCCCCAGCAATCCTGAAATTCTATGAAGGTACGCAGTGGCTAGAGACTAGCCCAGAAAGCTCACTGCCTACGTTCGTGCAGACGAACGCAAACCAGTTTGTGCGCGTCAACGGCACAGGCACAGGCTTGCAATACGGTGACATCGACTTCTCCTCAGTCGTACCCAAAACTTATATGGGCGCAGCCAATGGGGTCGCAACTCTCGACAGTTCGGGCAACCTACCAGTCACTCAGCTACCCGAAACTTTCTCGACGGTGTCGATCCCGTTTTTCTCAGTTCACGAAGACAGCAGCGCAAGCATCGGCAACAAGACTTACTACCTGTCGCGCATCTGGAAACAAACAATCCGCATCGACGGGATCGCATACAAGCTATCGTCTGGCACTTGCACGCTACAACTCGCAGTCGATGGCGTTGCGGTAGGCAGTACGTTCTCTGCGACGAGCAGTTTGCAGTCGGACAACATTGCGACGGTTATTGAGATTGACGGTACAGTCGCCTCTAAACGCATCGAACTTATTGTGACCAACAACTCATCAGGCCAAAGCCTAGAAGTCGTAGTCGCAGCCGCGACAGTCAACGTATAAGGAGTAAGATCATGGCAGGGCCAAGAGAAGGAGAAAGTGGCGCAAACTTTTTGCGTCGACTTAACAAAGAGAGCTACCCGTACTTTCAGACGCCGCAAGCTGACATTCAAGACATGGACGAGTATGACCGAGAGGCTCTGCGAAACGCCGCTTTCCATTACATGAAGTACAATGAAGTTATACCAGACCAAAAATATTATTTACCGACTAACGATCCTAGCATTAACACAGGGGCTGAGTTGTCGGCGTTAGGCATGACAAACCAAGGGTTAGGGCCGTTGGTCAATCCCGACAATTATTACCGAGAAGTTGGGATGGACGAGCAAGCCGCTTTGTCTGCACAGAATATATCTGGCACGCCTCTTGGCCGCATAGATTTTGGAAGTGGCCCAGACACGTCGTTACCAGAAGCCATTCCAACCGAGGCTGTCATGCAATTTATTGGCAAGCTAAAGACAATGGGCAAAGACAAAGTGTCTAAGCCTTACATTGGCGGTTTCAGGCCGATTAATCCAAAAGACAAGCCTATGAATACAGGCGCACCTCGCAGACCAGAGAGCTTTGACCGCGTTGACCTAGAGCGCAACGACAGGATGCACGACAAGGCCATGCGTGGCGGCGACGACACGTTGTCGTACACGGAGACTGGCGACATCGTCATTCCAAACAAAGTCGCACAAGCAAACCCCGGCCTTACAATGGCAGCGATGAAAACTATAGCAGACATGGGGGCAAACCCTGCTCAGTACGTCGCAGGCTCACCGGAAGGCAGCTACAACCCTGATACGGGCGCACAAGAGTTTGGATGGTGGGAAGAACTGTTAAAGATGGGCGTCAAAGGCGCAGACTACATTGGCAACAGTAAGTTTGGGCAAGCCGCACTAACAGGACTTGGCACCGCAGCCGCGTCTAAATACATCTTGGGTCAAGACACCAAGACTGCACTTGCTACAGGCGCGGGTGCTGGGCTTGGCTACGGTGTGGGCAACTACCTAGAGAACCGCGCCAATGTAAAAGCCTCAGAGCTAAAACCGACCGACAAAAACTACGCAGCGATGCCAGAAAAAACCACGCTAAAAAACTACGATACAGCCGATGGCACCTTAAAAAACTTGGGTTCCGCAGCGATGGATGCCTTTGGTAACTTTAGCGAAAAGGGTTTAAAGTACGCGGTTTCTGGTGCTGGCTTAGGTCAAATGCTCGCGCCAGTACCAAAGCAATTTTCACCTTTAAACATTCAAAATCCAACAGCAACAATTTTACCGCCTATAAAAAAGATGGCAGCGTTTGAAGAGAACGAACGTCCTAACTTATCCGCAACCATCCCGCCGCCTGCACCCATTGCACCGTTACTGCCCATGCCCATGCCGCAAGGTGTAACGTATCAAGACCGTGTGCGAGACAGAGACACAGGAGAGTACAGGTACACAAGCGCGTCCAGTCCGTCTGATCAAAGCGCGTTTTCCAGAGCGGTTAAAGGTGCCAGTCGGCGCAAGGGTCTTGGCTTTGGGAATATGATATTAGTATGAACTTAGAGCGCATACGTTTAGCCGAAGAGAAAGACTTAGAAGCGTGTGTCGACCTTGGGGTCGCCATGATCAAAGAGGGCTATTACAAAGACTTTAACATAAACTTAGATGCGATGTGGCATCATGCCAGACGTGCTCTTGAAGGTTCAGACTGGTTGTTTCTAGTGTGCGAAGGGCAGTACGAAATCGAAGGTTTTTTCTTGGCGCAAATTTCAAAGACTTACTTTGGTGACGACTTGATTGCAGAACAAAATCTTTTGTTTATCGACGAAAGGTATAGAGGCGGCGTTAAAACCCCGATGAACTTTATGCGTCAATTTAGAGCGTGGGCAGCTTCTCATAATTGCAAGCGCATCTTCTTTGCTCCGACAGTATCAATTCACGAAGGCTTTAACGTCATAAGTAAACGACTAGGCTACGACTACGTCGGCCCGATGTACGGGAGAGCACCATGATTAAAGTTAGGATGATAGAATACGCCGACATAGAAACAATGGCAAAGCTTGGAAAGCTTATGCACTCAGAAGGCGTGTTTAGTAATTCGGATTATGACGAAGACAAAGTAACAAAGATGCTGACAGACTACTACGGTGATGGCGAAAAGCTGGCTTTAGTAGCGACCAAAGACGACGAGATAGTCGGGTGGTTTTTAGCTAGTTTGTCTGCTCATTACTTTGGCACGACTAAACTGGCGATAGAGCAATGTATGTATATACATCCATTGCACCGTGGCACGTCAGCCGCGTCTCGATTTATGAAAAAGTTTGAGCACTGGGCAAGATACATGGAAGCAGAGATCATGTTGTTTATGCCCTGTAACAGCGGGATAGATCACCGTTGGGATAAGTTTGCTGAGAAGTATGGCTACTCTCAGACAGGCTACATTTTTCAGAGGAATTTGTGATATGTGCTTTGGTGGCAGCGACGACAACGACAGCAACGACAACGATGTTGACGATAGAAAAGAGGTCAGAAACTTA